ATGTCTTGTTAGCCCAAACTCTTCCATGATATACGCGGTAGCACCGAACATATTCGTTTCGCCGCTTTCGCGAAGATCATCGAGAAACTTTTTATAGCTTTTGCTAAGACCAGCAGAATTACCCATTTTGTAAACCTTTCTACTTTCTATTTACTATATTAGTATAAGAGATCAATTAAAATCAATATATAACAAAATAATCGGGTAAGTATTCCACAGCTTCGCCCGTGCATGTTTAAGGCAAACTGAGCTTTAGATCTTTGTATCTCTATCAGACTCACTGAGGGTAAAGATACTTAGACAGCTGTGGCCTTGTGTTCCGCTTCCACACTTTAGAGTAAACAGCTGAGAAAACATTTCTTTATGAAAGGTTATGGATAAAGACCCATAATTTTCTGTAATGTTATCTTCTGTGCAGTAGCTGTTCGAGAATTACTCATACTTACTCCCCAAACGCAAAAAAAGTAAGAAAGTGTTTTCACTAGGACGTCGATAAACTCACTGCTCGTCGCCCAGAAAGGAGATTTGTTTGCCCCCTCAATTTCTATCCGCTTGTTGTGGAGCGAACTGTCCGTCGCCCCAATCTTTGCGGTCTTGTTCTTCGTTCCAACCTCGCTTATATTCTTCTTCACTCATTCTAGGTTGGTACTTTCGACCATAATAACGATCAGCAGCCCCTTGTTTATAAGGCACACTAGACATGAATCATTCTTCCATATTTTTGACGATACTGGTTTAATATCACATCTGTTAAACGTATCGGAACCGTATCACTTAAATCTTTAGCAACAAATCTTCCGAACTCTGATAATTTATAACAGTTGTCTGGTGTTCTTTCAACAAGACCTGATGAAACAGGTTTAGAAACTACACTATCAGTATTACGAAATTTATAATTCATAGCAGTTACAATTTGTTGTATAGAAAGAGAACCAAGCTCTCTATTTTTCCACAAACAAATCAAAAGTTGCCACGTCCTATACATAGAACGTGTATCATCTGCTATAAGAGCATGACGAACAGACTTTAGAGAATTATCCTCTTCAATCTCTTCTAGGTTTTGAAACAGGTCGGGGTAATGCTTATGGAGCATATAAGCGATCTGTTTAGAGGGGGTACGAAACTCTCGTTCCGCAACCGTTTTTAAGACTTTGTATGTTGGTAGCTCAATAGCTACTGATTTATGACTTTCTGGCGTTGTCATTTGACACCTCCTCGCGTATAAATGACATTCTTTCTAAAACTTTACTATATTATAACACATCATATTATAGAATAATAGATGAAAGTGCTGGCGACTAATAAGCCGCCAGCAAGTCTAAGGGAGGATTCACATAGGTTTTCTATGCACCTATTAGTTTGACACAATAATCGTCCATTATCAAGCCTGAATTTAATCGCTCCCAACCTCTTCTGTCACCAGTAACGTGCCAGTGCTTTAGGTCTTCCATATCTTTTACAGAGCTATCTCGATCGTGAATAACGATTACAGCGTCATCACTCCACTTAATGCCCCATGCAACTCGAACCGTCCAAGACCAGACTAATCGCTGAACTTTATCGTTAAAGTCTTTGACACCGTAACCATTGAACCTACGGTCTTGTTTTATGGTCGGAGGTCCAAGGACGTTTTCTAAATCAGCGTAACTTGCGTCACCGAAGCCCAATAGTTTACTGTTAGAAGAACCAGATAAAGCCCCAAGTATCATCTTGGAGTCCATGTAATCGTAGTCCATAATCATCTTTTTGACTGCACCCATAACTTTTTCCTTTCTATCGGGATCCATCCATTGACGACGAGCTATACGAAGCTCACGCATTTCTTCATCTTCTTCAAGCGACATCTTGATACGGCTCCATTTGCGCTAAATAATCAATAAGATGTTGCTTTTTCATTTCAACAACTTCATCCCACTTTAAAACTATTTCGACCCAATCATTAGCAGAATTAAGAAGCCAATGATGTTTATGGGGACAATAAAGAGTAGGGAATAAACGAGCTTCTCTAGCTTCGTTAATGTAATGACGCAGATAATCTTTTGCTTTTTGTTTTTGAGCGCAAGCCTTACCATATTCTTCTATATAATAGTCTATCATATCTTTCTCGCTTTCTAATTTAGAGGTTAGTGTAATTTAGTCTCCTCGGGCATCTCATCAATAAGCCCGTTAACAATTAGATACTCACGATAAAAGTCTAGCGACTCCTCGGCTGTAAGTATAGGCTCAAAGCCCTGACCTATAATAGCGGCGGCAAGAATATCTGCCTCCGGAGCCTCGGCCTCGTTTAGAATTTTCCACACACCCATAGCAAACTCTGCATTTATTTTAACACTGCCCTCTGACATAATTTTCTCCTCATAAAAATATAGATTTATTATACGGTATCAAAAAACGTCAATATATATCAAATTAGTGGCCAGCGAGCTTTTTGCCCCTCTTTGCGTTCATATATGTCCTTGTGTTCTTGGCGTTTTTTCTTTTATCTTTCACAGTTTTCTCATATTCGTAATAGTGAGTCACTTTATGGTTTAATTCACTTAAATAATTAGAAAACTCATCGATTGTCATATTTATTGCATTCTTTTCCACTATATCTGTACCTCCTTTGCATCACCCCAACTTGGTCCAAGATCAACATCCACTTTGCTAGGCACGTGCATCTCTACGCAAGTCTCCATAATTTCTTTTATCTTGTTAATTTGCTCTGGCGAGTTCACAGAAAAATCTAATTCATCATGCACTTGAATATGAGGGGTTATACCCTCTTCATACAACACCTTCATTGCCATCTTAGTCATATCCGCAGCTGAACCCTGAATTAATCTATTCATCGCCTTATATGTAAATGCACGTTTAATACCGCCCATACCATACTCTGCAAAAGCAGTCTTATGATCCATAATCTTACGACTACCGAACTGATTCGGTTCCCACTTATCGAAGCGACACCTCCGGCCTAACAGCGTTCTAATACTACCTTGTTGAGAGGCTCTCTGAGTTGCACGGTCGGCTAACGCTTTAACAAAAGGAACACGGTCATGATACTTAGCAAAAAGTTCTTTACCCTCTTCGAGAGTGAGACCAAGCTCTCTGGAAAGTTTAGTAACACCCATAGAATAAAACAAACCAAGGTTAATGTTCTTAGCTTGCTTACGCGGTATGTCAGCCATGTCTGCAACTATTTGGTGGAAATCTGCGTCTTTATTCTTAAGAGCCTCTACAGCCTCGTCTGCGCCCCTTAAACCCATTAAAGAAGCATAGTGGACTACGATCCGTGGCTCTTGCTGTGAGTAGTCAAAAGCCCCCCACTCACATCCTTCTTCAGGTATAAACAACGACCTTATTGCCTGACCTATTTCAGGGTCTCTAGCAGGAACCTGTTGTAAGTTTGGATTACTATAACTAAACCGCCCAGTTACTGTCCCACCGTCGTCAGAGCGTAAAGGATGAAGCTCAGCATGTATTCGACCATTAATTTGGTTTGACATAATCATTCCATCAATGAACGTAGTCCTTGCTTTATTCATCTTTCTAGCTTTAACAATCATCTTGGGTACTTCATGTTGGTGATTCTCTAGCCATGTTTGTTGAAATGATGGTGCGCCAAGTTCTGTGCGTGGGAACTCGATCCCTAATTTGTTGAATGCTTTTTCGATAGAAGCATTAGCCCAGATCTCTACTTCTTCGCCACATGCTGACTTTATATGATGAAGGGCGTCCTCCTCCTTGGCTCTAAATCCTTTTGATAATTTTGCTGTTTTATCTAAGTCTACTCGAACACCGTCCCAACGCATATCTATGAGCAAAGGAGTAATCCCAGATTCAAGATCAAAGATCGACCATAAGTCTTGTCGGGTCATCTCTGTCTTCTGCCAATCCCAAAGTTTAAGAGTTAGGAGAGCATCTTGTTCTGCGTATGGACCAACATACATAGGCGGAAGATGATGTAATCCTCCTTTAGCGTCTACGTTCCATGCTTCAGCGGCATCCCTAAGTAAGCTCTCATCTTTCCGTTCCTTTAAATATTCTTTACCGAGAGCGTTTAAAGCATAACTAAATCTATTTTCATCAATTAATGGAGCAGCAACCATAGTATCAATTATTTTATTACCATGAAGTTTGATACCCTCTCGTCGCATCCAACCGATATCATAAGAAGCATTATGACAAATAATATCTGAGCCGCCTTTGATCTGATCTTGTAACCAGTTTTTGATTAACGTCTTATCAAGGTTGCCTCCTGCCTCATGAGCTACGGGTAAATACCCAGACCAAGATTCTGTAGCTACGGCATAGCCTACAACATGGCCTTCTCCTCTTGCCCATCCAGCACCTTTTTCCCTAAGAGAAGGATCATGCGTTTCTAGGTCAATACAAATTTCTTTAGCCTTAGAAAGATCAGGTAAAAGCTCAGGAGGTGTCCACGAACTATCAGGACTAAACAATGGTTGTTGTAAAGGATTCTTTGGCATAGTTTTCTTTCCCTTTTGTTTGGGAGAGTTTACTATGTTATTAGTCATCCTGACTAGCCCTATTACACATTTCTGCATCTATTAGAAAGAGATAGCGTCTAAGGTCTCGTATATCGTCGAGGATGCCCTCTTCTCTTTGGTCAGCCTCCATAGCTGCGAAGACGTCGTAGTTATGGTTCTCAACCTGTTTTTCTAACCGATCCCATTTACGAGCCGCCATCATAAACGCACCTATACCGCCACGTTTTTTCCAACTGTCGCCATAAGACTGCTCGGCTTTATGAAGCTCATCTGGATCTTCTATACTAAGCTCCTGAACAGTGCTTATAGTCTTAGAACGTCTATCTTCTAATTCTTGCGTCTTCATATATTCTTCGTGTCTCATCTTTTTCTTTCTAGCCATTCTACACACACCTTTCTCCAATCGGTTGCTTTTATAGTTTTAGCCATGTCTATGGCCTCAGAAAGCAATCCTTCTTTATACAGCCACCATGCTTCTACCATAGGCATAGCAGTTTTATTAAACACAGAGTTTTTATAATCAAACCCAAAGTGGTCTCCTTCATGTAGCCACTCAAAAAATAAAGCCATTTCAATATCAAACCTATCTGGGTTATCTACCAGAGGTGATGGTTTAACTACTGAAGTTTCATAAAAGCAGCCGATTATACCTTTCGGTAATTTAAGATCTAATGGATCCCAAACTTCTTTATAGATATGAGCGTTATTACTTACTTGATAATACTTACCTATCTTCATACCAACCATACTTGCTACATATTCTTGTACCATACTAAAGTGAACAGCATTCGCCCCATACATACCCCAGATCATATCGTTAGAGCGATTAGTAACCGTCATGTCTAAAGCATCGTTTACACATCTAAAATAAACTTGAGTATTACAAGGCACATCTTTAGAGTCTGAGCCAAGGTCTCTGAACGGATCCCACATTTGTAATACGATACGTCGATCTAATGGATTTTGTTTTAATAAATCTATAACTTTAGAAAGCTGGTCTCTACCAAACCATTCTCGCCAACGATAGCCGTATGCTCCGTTAACATGCTCTCCATCATCAGAAAAGTCTGCCATCTTCTTAGCGAACATAGTCAAAGTTCCAAGGTCGTCACGACCCTCGATCATCCATAAGCCTTCAATAAAATGGAAAAAAGGATTACAGTTACGTTCTGGAGAAAATAAAACACGTTCATCAGGATATTTATAAACACTTGTAACAGGCGTAGGGAAACTTAACACTTCTCCATTACGAGAGTCTTGCGCAAGTAAACTTTCTGGACTTCTAAAACTCATTGTAGCTATTTGAAACAGCTCATTAACATTTCTACCTGATATTACTTTCATGGGTATCTCCCCCTCGGTGCGCCCTCTCCATTACGGACACGCTCATACTTATCGAACTCACATAAGCTATGCTCGATATCTCTCATTTCTAATTTAGGAAATCCTTCACTAAGATATTCTGAAGAGAACTTAAGAAGCTCAAGCATTTCTTCGTTCCAATCGTGCTTTCTACTTGTATAATTTAATTCTCTACCATATATGCGGTTAAGACCTCTCATGGCTCCTGGACCAGCATTTGCCCAAGTATAGATATCTTTAGCCTCGTTTAGAAGATATGTGTGTCGTAGGTCAGTAATTATTTCATACGACATGAATGGACCTTGGTACGGAAATTGCATAACAACATGCCAAGAGCGGTGAAGACTACTATCTTTCAACTCGTTAATGAGGTTATCACGTTGTTCCCACATTTGATCAATGCACCATATAATCCCATCAACTTTATCCATTCCGTTTGGAGACTTAATTATATAACCTCCAGTTATATATTTTTGTTGTTTCTTTATCTCCTGACGCGCCAACTCTGGCTTCCAATCTACATGGAGATTGTTAGACAAAAGAGTCTCACCTGTTTCGATAAGATTAAACCATCGGAATATTATCGTAGCCATCAAGACCTCAGATCGGTTCTTCAATGGGTCTCGCATATTTTCCCTAAACCAAATGGTTGTTTTGTCGTTTTCTCTAAATGGATTTGTAAAGCGATATGATTTTAAGATTTCGTCTTTAGTCCAGTCGTCGCGAGAGATACCAGCATTCCTTCTTCGAAAAATGCGGTGTCTCTCCTCGATCCACCAGAAGAACCTTTCAACAGGCTCCATTACTTCTTCCTCATAATCCAGTTTACATTATTAGCTGTTTCTGGATAAGCAGTAGCAAGGATAACTCTTTGCCAATGTTTATCGAAACGACCCTGAATATCATCAATCACATGCTGTGGCCAACGAGCAGTAGCACGATGGTTGTTTTTAAAATTATTCATTTGGGTAAACGTGCCGTAATGTCTTTCGATAACGAAGTATTTTTCGAGGAGTTCTTTGAGTTCTTGATACCCCCACTCGTAGACGTGGTCTTTTGGGAGGATATCGTTTGATCCGTCGTGGTTCGGCGTCGAGACATACGCAACGCCCCCTGTACGGAGTTTACGTGAGGCGGCTTCGATCCATGGCTCAATGAACTCTCTCCCCATATGCTCAATAACTTCAGTTGTCATAAATACATCTATAGACTCGTCCTCGACAGGAGGTTCAGGATCAAGAGTTAAATCTTGAAGGACGATACGACCTTTTCCCCCTGACATAGTTTGAAACCATTTATGTTCGTCGACAGGAAGATTATCGTCCACCCACCAGTCGTCAAGGCAAGCCGGATCAATATCCATGCCCGTGTAGCTGTTTACGATCTCGGCCTTACGAGATACGAACGCCTTATATAAATAACGTAGAGTCCAAACTTCCCCACATCCTATTTCTAAGATATCCACAGGGCGACCAAGTTGTTTAGCCCTGCCCATAATTATCTGTCCCATTTTACAGAACCTAGATATATGAGCCAATTCATCAGGACGCCAGTTAGCCAATGTACCAGCACTAGCTATATCCATACGAGTGTTTTTTGAATTATTTGCGTTTACCGCAAGTTTCTTTCTAATAGATGCCATTTATTTCTCCTTTGGCAAAATGGGTGGAAAGGACGGCGAGTTTGTGAAGTTCATACACAGCAAGCTGTAGTAACCCCCAGTGTGACCGCCCTTTCCGCATCGGCGAGACTAGCTAAGAATACGGATGTATCCTTTGTCGACCATCTCACGATGATAGTGTTTATAGATTTTATCTACAGATTGTTTAGTTATGAGAACAGGTTCTAACTTTTCCCATAAAAGACCTATGGTTGTAGAGCCTTGAAAATCTTTATCTAAGACGTTTAGGATAGCCATCATTTGAGGCGCACCTTTTTCAGGATATTTAACAAACTCCACCCTTGTGTTTACTTTTAAACGTCCTGTATTAGAACGACCCTGCGCTCTTAACATTTCTGTCCTGCGAGATTCGGCATTACTCATAGCCGCTTCTTTATCAAGCATAGCCACATGCTTTTGACCTTTATTATTAAACTGATCTGGTTCCATAATTAACTTTCCCTTATGAAATTTAGATTTGTATTTATGACGAGGAAACTTCTCCTGTTCACCAAAATCGTGGTCAGGAGACCACTGCCATGCGTCATGAGCTGTCTGTATCCATCCCATTCTTCTTTCTCCTCTTACTCTATTAAGATTTTAGACTTAATTTAGATTTTTTTAAATAACAAAATCTTCTACAAGGGAAAATATTTATTGGTCATCGGCTGTACGATATGCAAATTTTGTTTAGCTCTAGTTAATCCTACATAAAATACACGAGTATCATCGTCAGGATGTTTTTCATATTCTTTCCAAGTGCGGTGAGGAATATCAGTAAGTAACAAAACATTGTCTGCTTCACCACCTTTAGCAGAGTGTATAGTAGATAGTTTAACGCGAGGTGTTTTAGTTATCTTCTCACCCCTACGAAGCATCGAAAGAATATAACTTCTCTCTGCAGGGCTTATGGCATCAAACATGTCGTGCCAGATCAAAGGCTCACCAATGGAGGCTTTTTGCAAGACTTCCGCCAGAGTGAGCTTCTCGTCTTGCGGAGTATCTTCGAGTATCTTCTTTTTCGAACTTTTGATGTACGAAACAGCTGAAACCGCCTGTTCGGGATAAAGAGTGTATCCTTTTCGTAATTGTTCCCAGTTTTTAACGGCATTTATTTTCTTTTCAGAAATAGAGGGGTTTTCCTTACGCTCAAAATATACACCAAGACTGCGACAATGTGCGTCTATTTCATTTAACAAATAATTAGACCGTGATAATATTAACCACTGCCCAGAAAGGAGATCAACATGCTCGAAACTTGCTTCGCTAATGACCTGTCCTTTTTCACTTCGGGGCTTCCAAGTTTTATTTGTTCTTGTCTTAACACGTCTTATCACTCTGTCGGCTATCTCATGGACGGAACTAGGGATGCGGTAACTTTGATCCAAAACTCTAGCATTCCCTTTACTTATAGAAACGAGATGATCCACGTCTGCCCCTGCCCATCTAAAAATAGCTTGATCATCATCTCCGGCAATATAGACTCTCTCCGAGTTTTGTGCCAATACATTTACTAGCTTCCACTGTAAAGGACTAAGATCTTGAGCTTCGTCTATGAACATAACTTCTAGTTTCGGAGACAATTCTTTTTCTACACAAAGTGAAAGCATGTCTGTGAAATCTAAAAGACCTCTCGCTTTTTTAAATTGTTGTAACCCCTTAGAAAATCTCTCTAATACGTGCCAATCAACATCCTCGTCATAATGCTGATGCCATTGCTGTCTTAACTCTACGTTTCTTAAACGAGATAAACCTTCTATAAATCTAAGCCTATCATCTTTAGATAGCATAGATATAGACCCCTCCTCCATTTTTGAATCACCAGTAAGACGCATACCCATTATATCGCTGAACTCACGATACTGTGGACCGTTCATAACGCCCTGACGAGAGAGACCTAACATCTTATAACAAAGAGAATGCAGCGTTCTAAAATTTGGTAATTCTTTTTCGTCTAAACCAAACCTATCTATCGTTCTCTCTCGTCCTTCTTTAGAGGCTTTTTTAGTGAAGGCAAAGTAGCCTATTCGATCAGGCGGAGTACCCTGCTCCATCTCCATTTCTATAAGGTTCAATATTGTTGTTGTCTTGCCTGTTCCAGGAGGACCAAGGATAATCGACCATGTGCTGGGGTCTTCCATTAGAACGGCTCCTCTTTCATGTCTGGTATTTGATAACCCTCTTGCTGTAATGAATATTCAGGTATAAACCAAACTGTTACACCTTTACCCTTCACATGAAAAAAGTGATGACTACCGCCTAACTCACGAAGCCTCGCCGCAATATGATTACGACCATATTCTCTAAACTGTTGTCTGTTAAAATAGTCTAATAGATCTTTAAGCCTGAAATATGTTTTACCTTCTTCTGTCCAAGGCTTACCTAAAAGTATTTCATCTCTGCTTTGAGCTTGCGCTCGCTCAGTACAGAACGCTTCTAAAAGCTCCATGAACTGTCCTTGCACCGATACGTCTTGTGGTACTTCGATTATCGACACGCTATCCAGTAACTGCTGTATCGTAGTTCGCCAGTTATTTTGACGTTGGGTAGGAGGCATGGTATTAATCGCATCCATACACCTACGTTGAAACTTCGTCTGGTTTTGTAACTCTTCTGTCGTAAGCTCTATCCTTTGCCCCTCGACATCTAAGAACCATATAGGCGGAGAAGAATCTTGTTTTTGAAGATTACCAAACTGTGGCAATCCTCCTGATGCCCCTACCCCATACTCACATGTTCTACAAACAGCTGCATTACAAAAAGCAGCGATAGGCTGATCATTACATTTATATTGGTAGTCTTTATTTCCTAAAGCTCGAACAACAGTCAATACTTCTTGCGCACCGAGAGGTGGCTTCATGTACTTAAAATTAAATTCTTCTACTTTACGATCCCAGTCGTCTTGATGCTTTTTTCGTAGAAATACACCTAAATCAAATAAACCATTATTACGAGTTCCTTCGGGAAACCCCATAGAACAAAGAACCTTGAGACAAGGTGGTGCGCCTACTAAATCAGGGTTATCTTCTGCATTAACAATAGATGGAGGAGCAAGGTTTTCTAATTCACGTTTAGAAATCTTTTTATCGTTTGCGTGTTTTAAAAACACCTTAAGATCTAATATACCCTCGCCTTCATCGTTATGCGCATATCTTGTAGAATTAGATCCCCCAAAATAAGGCATGTTTAGAATGTTCCCTCTGTCTCCTTTTTCTAAAAGAAGTTTCGTTTGTTTAGGGAATATTTCAGCTGTTCCGTAACCAAAAGATGCCGCAATCTCTTTTAACTTAGACTGCATGAGAGAGGCTGATACAGGCTCCGATACAAAACAAAATACATGCGCTCCTCCTGATTTAGAGCGAGCGACTATAAAAGGCATTTCGCCTCGTTTTACTAAACGCTCAATAAGCTCTGCAAGATTAAGAGGATAAGTATCAATATCTATAGCCCCCCAAACGCAAGTGTTATCCTCGCATATTGGAACTATGCCTAGAGACTCTTTACCATCTAAATGATTAGTCCAAAGTTCTATAAGACGATCGTCGTCTATATCTTCTGATACGACACGATATTGTCCTTTTTGTTTTCCTGGACCATTATCTTCATTTGGCCTATAACTTCCATAGGCTAATTTTAAACCAGTAAATAAACTAGCGAATTCTGACGCAAGTGACATACGCTTCCCTTTCTATGGTCAAACTAAGGGCAGAGCTTTCACCCTGCCCTTAATAAATTTACTAACCTAGAAAGGCACTTCGTCAGAAGGTTCTTCTACCTCAGTTTCTTTTACAACAACTTCTCCGCCCTTTATCATACCGAGGAACTTTTTGCCCTCTTTCATTATATCAGGGTTGGTAGTTGGTCCTTCTAAACCAATCGAATATCCATACCAAGAGCCACGATCGTTTTGTTCAGCTACCGTTTTCACACGGTATTTGTACATGAACATAGGCGCGTCCACCATCTGTCCGTTATGCTGTACTTTCCGAGTTTTAAGCTGCATAACCCACTTCTTGGCCTTACTGAGCTGACTAGAAGACATGGCAATTACGGCTTCAGACCATTGAGACTCGTCCTCAGAACAAATCATCACATAGAAGTTTGCTGTTTCTGCTATGTAATTACCGTTCTGTAAAACGAACTGACCCCTGTCGTTTTTTGTACACTCAGCAAGGATATCACGACTCATGTGGTCATCTACTTTACCACCGCCACTTTCGCGTGGTTGCCACTCGACATACCTTTTTTCATAGTAACAAGGGACAACTATAATCCCCTCATCCCCATCATGCGCATCACCTAAACCTGTATTATACAAATTACCTTGCTCTGCGCCTTGGATATATTTACCATCGTTTTTATTAAGCTGAGGACTTAGTGCCTGTAAGATGGTTAAATAAGGAACTGTAGTGTCATCCTGAGTAAGATGCTCTAAGCCTGTACCAAGTTCTAATAAATCATCTGTAATTACAGCTACTGATCCGCCCTCTGCTTTTACAGCTACTTCTGAAGTTTTTTGAGCCATAGTATCCTCCTATTTGGCTATCGTGGTTTTGAGTCCAGTGTACAAGCCGAATAAATCGACAGGCACATCTGTTCCCTTTTCAAGTTGTTCTTTTGCAAATGCTTTTAATCGCATATGATGCACGGCTTCTTTAGTAGTAAGTTTACAACCGTGAGAATGCAAATGGTCAAACATCTGATTGAACTTTTTTAGTTCTACTTCAGTCCTACCAAACTTCGCATTTATCTCTTTGTCGATTAAATCACCAAAGCCATTATCTTCAAGCCAAGCATGGGCTTGCTCTAAATTAGCCTTACTGATGTGTGCGTTTACAAAAGGTTCTACTTTTATTCTTGAACCGTCAGCTAGTTTTATCTCTGATAAACCAGCTTCTGCCAAAGCATCTGGAAGATCATGCTCTCTTACGTTACGCAATTCTTCTTTTTAGCCTTCAGTTGATCCTCAAGCGTAGTTACACCACGCTCTAATTCCAACTGTTTATTTGCCAGATCGGCAATGCGACGCATTTCTGTGTCGGTTGCTTCGACGGATAGAGTATTTATCTCCTCGCTCCCGAGGATATCGTCGAGATTTTCACTCATCTATGTCTCCATAGTTCTTAAGGTTTATGTTGATAGGATAATACATCCTTTCTTGTTTATCCCATTTTAGAAGATTTAATTTACCGTTCAGATAATCTGAAACGATAGCGGATGCGACTCCAATCGCCGCAGGATCACCAGACAATAACAAATAATCATCGTCGGTAATTTCTCGTAGCTCTTGCCTCAACCTATTTACTGTTGGAGCTGAACTAAAAATAATCTGTCGTCGTGCTGGCAGTAAAACTTTTATATTCCCAAACTCAAGTGCAGGGGTCAAGTTCCATGTGCCAAAATCCTGTATGACGTAAACTGTGCTCATTCTTCTTTCTTCCTCTTTTTTAATCCTATATTTATTTATACAGGTTTTAAAGTTTAATTTGTTGTAAAAGCTCGTCATAATCTCATAATGTCATAATTTAGTAGGTAACTCTCTGAAAATATTATTAAACTATCCTATGAGATTAGTTATGAGATTATGAGATAGATAACACGTCGCAAGGCACTTTATGGTCTTTAGAAAATTTATCTGCTAGAAAACCACTATAGGCTTTTATATATTCCTGCACATCTACTGCTTGTGAAGGATGAAGTTTTAGCAAATCATCGTTTAGTTTTTCACGCACATTTTCAAAAACGTCAATCAATAGTAAATTACCCATATAGATTTGTTCTAAACAATAAAACAAAAGCTCAACACGGTCTGCTATTCGTATATATGTTTTTTCTTCATGTTGATCTTTTAAATCTGTAGGCCAACCCATTCTTTCTAAAAACCCTTCCTCTATCCATTCTAAAGTATCTTGAAGTCCAGGATGTTGCCATTTCACATTAGCAGGAACATCGCCTGTCACTATTTCTGGAACATCGTGACGAAGAGCGAATACTAAACAACTTCTTGATACACAGGGGAAAAGATCTAATAGGATCATAGCCACGCCCCAACTATGAGCTGCTATATTCTGTTCGTCTCCGTTCATAGGTTTTATATGTAACCTACGGATACGTCCTGCCATGCGGTGATTATACACCGCTTCGCTTCGAGAATACTCCATTACTTTCTACCTTTCTATACTTTACTCACCCAACATACTTTAGTATAAGTAATTGTAGAAAGATAGGAGAAAGTAATGTATAATTTCAAATTTAAAACGAAACCTTATGACCATCAATTAAAGGCGTTAGAAAACTCTTGGCAAAAAGAAGAGTTCGCATTGTTGATGGATATGGGTACTGGCAAGTCTAAAGTCTTAATAGATACGATAGCTGCACTTTATGACGCAGGTAAAATAGATTCAGCTGTAATTTTTGCTCCGAAAGGGGTATATAAAAATTGGGTAGCTAAAGAGCTTCCTGCGCACATGCCAGAGCATATTGAATGTAATATAGCTTATTGGGCTTCGCCTCTTACGGTAGCTCATAAGGACTCTATAAGAGCGATATGGATTCCAAATTATGACCTTCATATATTTGTTATGAACATAGAGGCTTTATCCAGCGGTAAAGCAGAAGAGGTCGTAACTAAATTTATTAGAAGTCATCAAGGGAAAACTTTAATCGCTATAGATGAATCTACTGTTATAAAAAATCATAGTGCTAAAAGAACTAAGGCTTCGATAAGAGTATCTAAAACGGCAAAATATAAACGAATATTAACAGGTTCTCCAATTACTAAATCTCCTCTAGATCTTTACTCTCAGTTTTTATTCTTAAATGAAGAGCTACTAGGGTTTAGATCTTATTATGCATTCTGTAGTAGATATGCTGACATGGTCAGAAGAACATCTAGTTCACATAGTTATAATCAAATATTGGGATTTAGAAACTTGGAAGAATTAACCGAATCAATACAGCCTTTTTCTTATAGAGTTACGAAAGATGAGTGTTTAGATCTACCTGATAAAAACTATATAAAAAGATCTATAGAACTAACACCCGAACAAAAGAAAATGTACAATCAAATGAAAAAGACTGCTGTAGCTTTACTGGACGATATGGAAATGGTTACAGCTAACGCAGTGATTACTCAGCTTCTTAGGCTACATCAAATAAGTTGCGGTTTTGTAAACACTGACGACGGTAATCTTGTTCGTTTTAAAAATAATAGAATGTCAGAATTACTTTCCATACTCGAAGAAGTAGACGGTAAAGTAATCATATGGGCTAATTACCGACACGATATTATGGCGATCGAAATGGAACTTGCAAGAGCTTATGGTCCAAGTTCCGTAGCTACTTATTTTGGAGACACAGACGGAGAAGCAAGACAAGATATTGTTGAGCGTTTTCAAACGAGTGAAGATCTAAGGTTCTTTATAGGACAACCTAGAACTGGTGGATACGGTCTCACGCTTACAGCAGCAAAAACTGTAATTTATTATAGTAATAGTTACGATCTTGAAGTAAGGTTGCAATCAGAAGACAGAGCGCACAGAATAGGGCAAACTTCTTCTGTTACCTACATAGACATCGTTGCTGAAAAAACAGTAGATGAAAAAATAGTTACTGCATTGCGAAAGAAGATAAATATCGCAACACAAGTTCTTGGAGAAAACTGGAAAAAATGGTTGATCTGATTGAAGAATTTAAGACTTTACGAAAAAAATCTGGTTTAAGTCAAAAACAAGTTACCGATGACACTGGAGTTAGTGTAATCACGGTATATACTTGGGAGGCTAAACAGAGACAGCCCACTCTTTCTAATTTTAATAAGGTACTAGAAACAATGGGCTACGAGCTTACTATTCAGCCAAAGACCTCATACGATCCACCAAACGTCTAGCTCGATTTGGTACTTGAGTATACCACTTTGAGTCTACCATTTCATCTGCGGCTTTATCCCAATCTCTAGCATCAACCCCTGCTTTCATGCCTTTAAATTTAGACAATCTTGGTCTGCCCATATTGAACATCATGTTACAAATGATGTGTTGTGCTTCTTCTGGTAAGTCTTCAAAATCTTCATAAAGAACTTTGCACTCATCAATAGTTACTGCCATGTCTAAAGAAAATAACTTTTTGACACGCTCTTGTTCTACTACTGTTCCAACAGGCTTACCATATTCTTCATCAGACTCGGTAATTAAATGTCCAATACCGCAAGTTGGTAAGCCAAGATGATCTAGATAGACCTCATACTTACAACCTTCGTCTTCAGCTATTTCTTCTCTTAATCTATCTTTGTTCATTTTTTAAATCCTTTTAATCCACGAATACCAAAACTTGCACCTATCGAGGCGTACATCGCCCACTGGAACCATTCTGGTGTACGCGACAAAGCTGCAAAACCGTCCTCAACATATGGTTGAGTAAATGGAATGAAACACATTCCAATTATGACGATAAAGAGGATTGTCCACGCCTCGTCTTTCCATGAGTTATCTGACGCTTGCGCCATAATTTTTTCCCAGCCAGCTTCGTGTGTTGCGGCTGTAACCATAACTTGTGCCTCTGCTTCAGCGCGAGCTTTAGCTACTGCGCCCTTGGCCTTAGTTTGCTCAACTTTTGATTCCATCCACGACCCAGCAAGATTCGCTATTGGTCCTATAAGAGCCTGTATCATTCTATTATCCTTACAATATAGTTTGAACCATCATCATTCTTCTCAATCACAACTGTTTTGTTTTCACAAGCATACCTGACAGATGTTGATTTTTTGTATAGGTTTCTTTCTATCTTTCGTTTGGTCTTAAGACATTTAGATATTTTTTCAAATGCCGTATGTTCTGCAACATCACCGCCCATATAGAGTATCAATGTGATTGTTTCAGTTACCACGTTGTCCGTTCCTCATTTTTTCTATCTGTTCTTCAATATTAGTTAATCGTTTCTCATAGAAATCTAATGTTAGCTTTTGTTGTTGGTCATGGGGCGCACGACCTTCATCAATTTGTTCTTGCAGTTTTGCAAGCTGCTCAGACAAATGTTCTATTAACATAAACTGCTCTGAGTCTGCTGGCAACGAACCAGCTTCACCTCTAGGCCACTTAATACGAAACTCTGTATTCTGTTCCAGGTCTGCTTCTATCAAGATAATTGTATTCTCTATACTATTTAATCTTTCTATGATTCCAAAATAAGCCCAAGTGCCAATGGCGGCCCCAACTACCATCGCAATTAAGTTGCGAATAGGCATGGATAATTCAGTATTCTCATTTAGTTTGGTTGCCACTACTCAACACCTAGAACTTTTGACAACCCAAAAACTTCAAGCATTATAAAAGTAAAGAAAAGCAATAAGATTGAACCAGCTATTAATTTACCACTAAAATTAGTAGACCCTATTTTTATAGCTACAAACTCATTACCAAGTATACGCAAAACGAGTTCAAAACTATTTTGACCAACATTAACAGAAACAGTCTTTTTCTTTTCTTCAGTCACAGCTTTCTTTTCCCGCACACTCTTCTGGAAAACAATGCGCCATCATTCGATAATATTTATTTTCGTACGTTGCTTCCCACATATCTTCATCTATAAGGTAGACACATTGTTCTTCTGTCATTACTTGCTGCAGAACTATTTGATTACCAATATACTCCCAGTCGATACCGTTGTTGCCCCACATAGTTATTACTAATAGGAACCCTTTATCCATCATTTTTTCGCCATATAAGCCTGTGCGCCAAAATAAAACCCTACAATAGATGCTTGACTAAGAAATAGCATATCACTTAAACTAGCTAAAAACTCTAATCTCTTTTCTGGTATCCATGGTACAAGTGGCAAAAGTGCGAAACCAACCATACTAGCCACAGCAACCCAAGCCATTCGCTTTTGAGCATCAGCTTTCTCCTCTCGGAGTTCTAACTCAAGCATATCTTTAGAATGAGCGATCTCTTTGTCAGTTACAACACCGTCGTCATCTAAATCAAATTTATTAAATCTAGAATCTTTTTCTAATTTTTTAGACATATTAATTTTTCGCTACTGAAATCATCATAAACAAGAATAACCCAACTACTACCATTACCAAAGCAAATATACCGACTCCTAGTTTTATGTTTTCTTCTAGTTCTCTAGCCTTTTTCATTTGTTCTCTATGTGCAGCTGCTGCAGCCTCTTTTGCTTCTCTTATTCTTCTTGCTCGTTCATCCACAATAGATCTCCATGTACCATGACCAAACCGCATATCAACCATAGTGGCTATTTCTTGCATCTGTTCTTGAGCTAATTTAGCGTCTATTATTTCTTGAGCGACATTTTTAATGCCAAACTGGTCTCCAACAGATTGTCCTGATTTTTGATTACGTTTTTGCTGAACTTGTTTTTCACCTTCAAACAAGTTGTCAATATAATGTGCAATGTCCGATACATCATTAGCTGTGCCAATCGCTGACTTTAGACCATCGACAGCTGCTTTAAATAAAGAGATACCAGCAAGTGCGGTAGAAATAGGTTCCATGTATCATCTATTCCCCGCTTCTAATTCTTGTAAAATTGCTCTTGCGTTTCCAGGTTTATCTATTGTTTGATTATCATCAATAGGGTAATCGTATCTTCCAAAAAGAACACGTCCTATAGTTTTTTCAAGCTCAGAGGATAAAGGTGACTTCATAGAGGCTTTAGCTGCTTCCGCCATTGCTCTAGGGTTTGCAAGAGCCGTGGTTAAAGCATCTTCCTTTACGTTCCCTCGAACTTTATTAAAGGCTGTTAGAAAGCGTCCAGGACGGGTAAACAGACCAACGTAGCTTCTTATAAGACCTGTTAAAATATCACCTTCTTTTCTTGCCCCACGTGTCGGAACATCTGTAAGAGCCGCTTCAGTTGCGTCAACTACAGTACGAAGATTTTGTACATACTCTTGACCAAATAAAGTAGATAATTTATCTTTATTTCCGTCTATATACTCGCGCATAGCAACAGGATCCATGACCTCTCGACCATTGACTGTTTTAGTTCTTCCTGCGGCAGGGTTCCATATATCTTTATAGACGAAGGCTTTATAGGTATCCAAAAGTTCTGGAGACTCACGAAGTAATAGATGAACTTGATCGAATTTAGAAAACCTATCTGCTTTCCAAGTATTTTCAAATATTGTTTCTGGCTCTACAGCTTTACCGCCTCCTAAATCAAACTGACGGTTTATTTTATCAAGGGTAGCTTTTTGTCTAGCCTGAACTTGAATAACTTGCTCTGAGAACTCTGAAGCTGAACCAAGAGCAGCTCTTTCGCCTTGAGATAAATAAGTATCCATTACCGCGCCATACTCGTCTATAAAACGATTATGAGCAGCAACATCTATTTTTTGTATCTGACCACGACTATCTCTTTTTACTACTGTGTCTTGCCATTTTTTACGAACAGCCGCACCCACATCATAATACAAACTAGCATTAACAGGAGTTTTAAGTTCAGACGCTATGTCAAGAACAGCCGTTTTTCCTGTTCGATCCTTTTGAAATAATAGATTCCAAGCGGCTTCAGGATTTTTAGCATTGCGTAATTTAGCAACAGCTGAAAGTTGTGTATTTCTAAATTTCCTAGAAAAGTCTGCAAACGAATCATCTAATACTTTTAATTCATCGGCTAACCCTGCCTGAGCATCTTTACGAGAGATAACACGACTACGGGCTTTTTCTAAAGCATCTACCATTTTTGATAATGTTTCAGGATAAGGAGCGTCTTCCCCTGTCAGTGTCTTTTTATATGCTTGTCTTTCAAGTCTTCTAAGGTCTCTAATATTTTCATTAATAGTACGGAGCGATACATTTTTTACTGAAATCGCTCCGCCTTTTTCTCCTGTTACAAAGTTGTCGTAAACTTTATTTACGACTTTACGTTCTGCGTCATTTAAAAAAGGTCTATCAGCAAAAGTTTTACGAATATCTGCAGCAATACGTGCCGCTTCACTTGGCTTTATTCCGCCTTTACCAACAATAACAGAATCCACACTAATACCAGTTGAATTAGACCAACGACTAAATAAATCCTCGTATTGTTTACCAATAGCAGCACTAGCATTTTCATAAGACTTTCCGATAGCTTCTTTAGCAGCGTTACCAATAGAAGAAGCATCAGCCACACTAGATGGTAAATTAACTGCGTCATCTATAGCTTTTTCGACATTCATTAAAGCGTCATCAGTAAGAACTTTCGTTTGCGCAGTTTGAACATTTAAACGAGTAGTCGCTTCTTCTTGTATACTTTCGCCTAAACGAAGACGTTCTACTTCGCCCATACGAGCAGCTTGTCCTTCAACTCCTATGGGCATAGGAGCTTCTTGCGTAGCCTCTTTAACAGCTTTTTCAGCGGTAAGCGCGGCTGTTCTACTAGGCGTTAATACTGCTTCAGCTGTTTCTCGAGAAGGAGAAGTAGCTATTATAGCTTCACGTTCAGCAAGTTCTGTTGCTGCTGCTTGCATTGCACCCGCTTCAGCAGATCCAACTTCTTTTGATGCTGCTTCTAAAACTTGAGCAGAAGAAGGAGTGATACCTTTTTCCGTTGCCATTTTACCAGCAGGAGAGGCCATATATTTATCATAGGCTCTAATAAATGTAGCTTCGTCAATATCAAAACTAAATTTCGGACTAGCTAAACCCACCGCCCTAAAAACAGGTTTTAATATTTTAAACGCAGCTGCACCACCTACGCCAAAAATAGCACTTAATTTTCCTTCTTGAATCGCTTGTTGTACGATTTGTTCATCACCAATTTCTTGAGGCAAATATCCTTGTAATTGAGCAAATTTTAATCGTGCCATAGAGGAAACTGCTGCAGCAATAGAAGCAGCAGCAATAGAGGGTACACCTGTTTGACCAACTCCTGGAGTGAGTGCAGCTAAAGACCCTGCTGTAACTTCACTAACTATTGGTAAAATTGTATCGGCTGAAATATCCGCTAAATCTCCAGGAACATCCAAATAGTTTTCGAGAGTAGCAAAAGGATCAAGGACATTGTACTTACCTTCAAAGCGAGGGTCTTTAAATTCTAATTTACCACTTGATGGACCAATCCGAAGTCCAAGGTCATAAGAATCATCTATCAGACCTTCATTTTTAAAATAACGCTGTAGATTAAATTCTATATTCTTTTTATTAAGCTCATCATCAAAAAGGCTAGTAGTGCTAATTTCAGCTCTTAATTTCGTAGGGATACCTTCGTTAAGGATTCCAGATTGTCGCGCAAGTTCAAATGCTGACGGTTCGTCTGGTTGACTACCGCTAGTTAATTCATCCTCTGGCATTAATGTTCCAGTAGGCGAAAACATGCCAGCTGTTCCCACTATGGCAGGACGTACCCCTGTTGCAGGAAGCCTTGCATTGACTTGTGGTAGAACATTTGTCGAAGTAGCTTGTTGACTAGCTTGCATCAACCTTTGGTCAATAATATCGTCAAGCAGACCCATAATTATTGCTCGCTCTTATATTTTTTATAAAGTTCTAATTTATCAGCATCTACTTTATCAATAGCATTTTTTAACCCATTCGGGTCGTTCGCAAATATAACCCCGAGCTGATCTATAGCATTAAAAAGACTCAAATCTTCTTGCGAATAATTTGAAGGAGGCGGAGGATCAACAGCCCCTGCACCATCGCCGCGATATTTATCTAAACTTTGCATACGAATAATTTGACCGTTTGCTCCTGACGGATCATAAATAACACGGTCTACTATATTTTTACGAATACCTGAATTTTTCTTTAAAAAAGAATTTAAATCAAAATTTGTTCGATCTTCAATATCTGAGTCTTCTAGCTCCTCTACCTCTTTTAAATATTTAATATTTCCAGGAGATTGATGAACTTTATTATAGCGAACTGCATAATCGTTCGTTGCTGTAGTTAAGGCTTGATTAATACCTGTAACTAAAGTATCTGCATTAGCAAACCACTTACCTTCGGCTATATCGCCTCCGCCAAAAGTAACGAGAGCTGCTGCAACGTCTTTATCTGTTAATTTACCTGTTTCGCGACTACCTGCTAAAGCATATGCAAAACTCATTAATTGACTTTGTAATTCAGTATTACCTTTAGCCATTTTTTGTAAATTTGAAAACACTTGACCTACTGTATATTTAGAACTTCCAAGCCCCGACGAAGATACAGCTTTTTGAGTGCTACCTGTCATGGCATTTGTTATAGCACCGCTAGTATAACTACTTTGATTATCAGAAGCGTTTTCACCGTAGGCATTATATAGTGCGGTAAGTTGACCTTTAACACCACCCGTGTATCTTCCAAGCCTAGCTAAAACACCAACATTATCTCCAGGAGTCTCTCCTGAAGAAAGAGAACGCATAAGACCGTCTGCAAGACCGAAAGCAGAAGCTAAAGCATTTCCTTGTTTACTTAATGCATTAGCTTTTTCAATCGCGTCAGAAGCTGCGTAAGCTCCTGCTGCTCCCTCACCTGCCGCAACCATTTGACCGTCTGCAAAAACATACGACATTGGGATTTTACGTGAAGTTAAATTAGTAATAGCTCCATCTACTTCTGATTCTTGCTCGACTAGAGCTTTATATTCTGGAGTATTTTCTTTACCCTCTAAGCCTTGAATAGCTTTTCTAAGATCAGCTCTTTGTACAAAAAATCGTTGAAGCTGATCGGTAGGCTGATCACCAATAGATCGTTTAATACCAAGAATACTTACTAATCCACTTCC